ACACCATACCAGCTATGGAGGCGGAAATTAGGAATCGACCCTCCGAAACAAATGAGCGCAGCGATGAACACCGGACACATCCTCGAAGACGGAGTGGCGCAATACTGGGCGCAAGCCACAGGCAGGGAAATCATATCGTCGAGCAAGGAAGACTTCATGTTCGTAGACCAAAAGAAACCGTATCTCCGAGTTTCTCCCGACCGCACGTTCTGGCTGGAGAACATGACACGTAACGACGACAACAAAGGAATCCTCGAATGCAAGACCACAAGGATGAAAATCGACCCCGAAGACCTTCCGAAGTCATGGTTCTGCCAAGTTCAAATGAACCTCGGAGTTGCCGGATACCAGCAAGGCAGCCTCGCATGGCTCAGCGCAGGAATGGGCTTCGACTTCGGGTTCAAAGACCTCCAGTTCGTACCCGACTTTTACGACTGGTGGTCGAGGAGATAGAACGCTTCTGGACGGACAACATAAAGGGGAGGCAAAGAACCGGAAGCCGTCTCGGTGCAGGACGTGATGCTCAAGTACAACCGCCACACAGACGGCAAGACCATCGAGTGCAGCGACGAAGTATTTGAGGCATACAAGCAGCTCAAGGATGTCCGCAAGGAGCTGGACGCAATCGAGGAGCGCAAGAGCAACCTCGAAGAGACCATAAAATGGCGTTTCTGGACGCGGAAGCACTCAGCTACGGAGGAGAGACCATCGCAACATGGAAAGCCCCGAAAGCGAGCGCAAAATTCGACGCAAAGGGCATTCCAAGCAGCCCACCCAGACCTCGCCAAGGAATTCACCACAAGTGCACAGGGCGCACGCCCTTCTTGCTCAAATAACCGACAGGAGGAGACAGGACAATGATAAGCATATCGAACCAAGACAGAGACAAGGCAGTGGAGTACATCAGAGCATACGCAGCCTCCATAGACGAGCGCAAAACGCACTCAACGGTGGAGTACAACAAGAAGCGGATGGCTCTCAACCTTGCCGCCAAGCTGGAGCGGAAACACGCTGAAGCATTGCCCGGAAAAGCCCAAAACAATGCCAAAAAGTGATTATCATAAAAGCACAGCAGGCACAGTGACGTCAACATTCAACAGAACCAATTAAATCACCAACCAGCTCCGCGCACGGCAGGAACAACGAAAGAAGCCAGCGCAGAAAAGCCTAAACGCGGAGCGGTTTAATCCAAACAAATGATTACACTTCGAACTAATCAAGAAGAACCAATCAAAAAGGCGATAGCCTTCTTTCAAGAGAAGAAGCCGAAGCCAAGCCTCATCGTACTACCAACGGCATGGGGCAAATCGATATTGACAGCGTTTGTCGCAAAGCACAGTACAGACAAGCTCATCGTCCTCCAGCCAAGCAAGGAGCTGCTGGAGCAGAATTACCTCAAATATTGCACCCTTTGCGGAGACTTCGGATGCAACGCCGGGATTTACAGCGCGAGCTTTGGACGCAAGGAGATTGCGCAAATCACCTACGCAACCATCGGGTCAATTAAGAACCTCGGAGAGCAGTTCAAGAAGCTCGGCTTCACCAAGATGCTCATCGATGAGGCGCACCTTTACCCCAGAGAAGCCGACTCCATGCTGGGACACTTCCTGCAGGAGAGCGGCATCACGCACGTCCTCGGCATTACAGCAACCCCGGTCAAGCTCCAGACGAACCGCGACCGCAACGGCGAGACCTTCTCCAAGCTGGTGATGCTGACCAGCCGCAGCAAAAAGGGAAACTTCTTCAAGGAGATCATCCACGTCGGACAGGTGCAGGAGATGGTGCGCCTCGGCTTTTGGAGCAAGCTCGACTACGAGGCGCAAGCCTTCGACGACACCCTCCTGCGTTTCAACACCGCCAAGAGCGAGTACACAGAAGACAGCGTCCAGAGAGCATACGACGCAAATGGCGGCACCTACGGCATCCTCAGCGCACTGAACCAGCACCACGACCGCAAGCACATTCTGGTCTTCGTACCTTCGGTGGCAGACGCACAACAGCTCGCAGCAGACTACCCCAACAGCGCAGCCATATACGGCAACATGGACAAGACAGAGCGCAACAACACCATCAACGACTTCAAGGAGGGAAAGATAAGGGTGATATTCAATGTCCGGGTGCTTTCAACAGGTTTCGACTACACCGGGATAGACTGCATCATTCTCGGAATTTCCACCGCCAGCATTGCCCTTTACTACCAGATAATCGGACGCGCAACACGTATTGACCCAGACAAGCAGGATGCCCTCATTGTTGACATTGGCGGCAACGTGAAGCGTTTCGGCAGGGTGGAAGACATCACATTTGAGCAGGGCAAGTTGTGGCGGATGTTCGGAACAGGGGGCAAGCTCCTCAGCGGCATCCCCATCGACCAGATAGGCAAGTATACCAGAGAAGACACAAAGGCGATAGACACCCACCAAGAGCCACCGCTGGAGGTGATGCCATTCGGCAAGTACAAGGGAGAACGCATCAAGGACATCCCAAGCAATTACAAGCAATGGATGATCCGAACCTTCGACTGGAACGCCAAGAACGAGAGACTCCGCAAATCGATAGTTGCAACCCTTTAACGAACCACCGTAATGGCACGACCGAAAAAACAGACCGCCGAATATTTCAGCCACGACGCTGATATGCGAAACGACATCAAGGTAAAGGCAATACGCCGCAAGTTCCAACACAAAGGATACGCGGTCTGGTGCTTCATGCTCGAAGCATTGACAGACAGCGACGACTTCGAGATTGAGTTCGGAGAGGTCGAGCAAGAGCTGCTCGCCGCCGATTTCGACGTGCCAGTCGAGGAGCTGAAGGACATCGTGGAGTATTGCCTCAAAATAGGGCTTTTCCAGCAAGCAGGGACGAGGATCTACAGCGAAGCGCACAAGAGACGCTTTGCAGAAATGGTCGCAGCCAGAGAGAAGCGCAGAGCCTACCAAGAGCATCGAGCTGAGGTCAACCGCATCAACGGACGCAAGGGAGGAAACCCAAACTTCAGACAGGGACAACCGAACCCCTACTACATAACCGAAACGGCTACCGAAGATAACCCAGAGATAACCGAAAATGCGGAAAAGATAACCGAAGATAACCCTAAAATAAAAGAAAGTAAAGTAAAAGAAAATATAGAAAAATCTCCTAAAGGAGATACAAAAGAAAACCGACCCAGCGTTTTAATCAGCCCCCACCGTTGAGCAGGTGGCAGATTACGCCAAGAGAAAGGGCTACACCAGCGTTGACGCGCGACATTTCGTCGACTACTACACCAGCAACGGCTGGAGGGTTGGGCGAAACCCCATGAAAGACTGGGAGGCAGCCGTCCGCTCTTGGGCTTCCAGAGACCGCAGCAGCGCAAGAGCCACAACAGGCGCACAGATGACAACGACAGCCACAGGCATCACCCTCGGAGTTGGCGAGACCATACGACCGGACGGCAAGAGAACCTACGGCACAAGCGGCGTGATAGTTCCGGCGACAGCCCCGGCAAGACCCAGCGCAGCGCACTGGTGGAGCGAGGCAACACAGAGCTGGGAAAAAACCATTTAAGACTAACAGAAGACCATGGTACAACTTGATTTTGAAAAATTCGGCATCGACGTATCGCACATAAGCAGAGCGTCGAAGAACGCCAAGACCATATGCCCCCAGTGCCACGACCAGCGGCACGACAAACGCGACAAGAGCCTCTCGGTGAACATGGAGACCGGGATGTTCAAATGCCATTACTGCGGCTTTTCCGGATGCGCAGCCGTCCCCAGCGAATCGGACAAACGCTACTGGATGGAGAGACAGCCATGGTTTAAACCAGCGCAGATCCGGAAGCAGAAGCCGGAGTATAAGAGACCAACACCGAAGCCGCACAACCCTATGAGCGACCGCGCACTGGCATGGTTCAAAGGAAGAGGAATCAGCGCAGCCACCCTCCAAGCACTCAAGGTGACGGAGGGCATGGAATGGATGCCCCAGAAGAACGGACAAGCCAACACCGTCCAGTTCAACTACTACAAGGACGGACAGCTCATAAACACCAAGTTCCGCACCGGAGACAAGTGCTTCAAACTTTGCACAGGCGCAGAGTTGATCCCCTACAACATCGACGCAATCAAGGGACAAAAGGAGTGCATCATCACCGAGGGCGAAATGGACGCATTAACATTTTACGAATGCGGCAGACACGACGTAATCAGCGTACCCAACGGAGCAAACGCCAACCTCGACTACCTCGACGAATTCATTGAAGACTACTTCGACGACAAGGAGACCATATACATCGCGGTGGATACCGACACCAAAGGATTGATGCTCCGCGACGAGCTTCTCCGCAGGTTCGGCGCAGAACGCTGCAGGGTGGTCGAATACGGCGAGGATTGCAAGGACGCAAACGAGCTGCTCCAGAAGCGAGGCAAGGAGAGCGTCCTCCAGAGCCTCGCAGCAGCACCCGAAATCAAGATGGAGGGAGTGTTCACCATTTCAGACTTCGAGCCAAGCCTCGACGCGATATTTGAACACGGACTCCAGAAAGGCGTAACCATAGGTCACGACAACTTCGACAAGCTCCTCAGCTTCGAGACCAAAAGACTTTGTATAGTAACAGGCATCCCCGGCAGCGGTAAATCAGAGTTTCATCGACGAGATAAACGAGCGATTGAACATGAGGTACGGATGGCGATGTGCATATTTCAGCCCGGAGAATATGCCGCTGGCATACCACGCGAGCAAGCTCATCGAGAAGTTCACCGGAAAGCACTTCTCCCAGAAGAACCTCAGCTTCGGAGAGTACAAGCAGGTCAAGGAACACATTGAGAACAACTTCTTCTNCATTTGCCCGAACACCGACTTCAAGATAGACACCATACTGGCAGCAGCCAAGTACCTCGTCCGAAAACGCGGAATCAAGACCGTGGTAATCGACCCCTTCAACAGACTCGACGACGAGAGCGACGGACAGAACGAGACGCGGTACATTTCCAAGCTGCTGGACAAGCTAACCAATTTCGCACAGGTCAACGACGTACTGGTGATATTGATGGCGCACCCAACCAAGCTCCACAAAAACAAGGACGGAGTCATCGAGCCACCAACCCTCTACGACATCAGCGGATCTGCGCACTTTTTCAACAAGGCAGACTTCGGCATCGTGGTACACCGAGACAGACCGAACAACACGGTGCTGGTTTCGGTCGAAAAGGTCAAGTTCAGACACCTCGGAGAGTGCGGAACAGCCACCTTCAAGTACAACATCAACAACGGACGATACAGCCCATACACGGCAGGATTAGAACCGGACTGGGACAACACCAACCACCTCGTCGAGGACGCGAAACAGAAAGCCAACGACGCAGCAGAAGCAGCACGCTTCGACTTCGACGACTACCCATTCAGCACCTCGACAGAAGAATGCCCATTTTAACGACCATAACACCACCAAATAACAGCATTATGAACAAAAACAACAGCAACAGCACACCCAGAGACCCCACCAAATACGAGGTAGGAGACTACGTAGCCTTCGACTGGGGTAGCCGCGTCCTTTACGGCACAATCGTACAAAAGCCTTGGGGACAGAGAGATAACTTCGTAATCAAGGACAAAGCAGGACGACGAATACTGCGTGCAACCTTGGCGAGTTTTTCAAGAAGACCAAAAAGTGCAAACAAAAAATGAATCAAACAACAATAAATCAGCGCAGAAGACAATGAACAGAACGCAAATCAACAAAGCCGCAGACGAGTGGCTCATGAAGAACCAGCAGCGCAGAGCCGTGCTTAACGTGGTCGGCGAGCTGGACAGCAACAACGAACCACACCTCTCCATGACGGTAGGAGGAAACGCCTACCTACTCCGGGACGCAATCATGGCAGCAATGGCGAAGCACCCCGGAGTCCACACGATCATAAAAGAGGCGGTGGACGAATTCACGAAATATCAACAATCAAAAAATTAAAGCTATGGCAAATTACAGCATGAAGCATGACCTCCTAAAATTGCAGGGGGCATTCGTAACGAACATTCAAGGCAGAACCGCCACCAAGAGATGCCTTTGCATCCCCATCGACGAGAGCGGACTGGTTCTGGGACAAAAGGGCTGCTACATGAGCAGCGTCGCCATTGAGATGCGCGACCCCAAGTACACCGACACGCACTGCATCAAGATTGACCTGCCAAAGGAGCAGAAAGAAGCCATGACGGACGAGGAGCTGAACGCCCTGCCGATTATTGGCGGATTGCACGCCATAGAACGCAAGGTGGACTCCATGCCCGTCACCGGGAACGTAGCTGCGCCCTTCGGAGAATGCCCATTCTAACGACAGGAAGCCATGGAGACAGACAAGCACGGCAACATGATCCGGTGGCGCATCGAGCTTGACCGCAGACCGGAGGGAGAACAGGAGACGGAACACAACGTCTTTGAAACAGACAGCAAGGAGACCGCCAAGAGGTTCGTCGATGAGCTGCAGGAGAACCCGACGGTCGCCAGAGTTCAGCTCATCCGGATGGTGTACCGCCCCACACAGGAGCAGCCACCACGCTGGCAAGAGCCGGAGCTGAAGACGGTGCTGAGGGTGGACATGGAATAGAAGCCACAGCAGAGCCTAACCAAGGGCAAGCACGCAGACAAGGGGAGCAATCCCCTGTCTGTCGTGTAGCCCATTCCAAAAACGCGCAGAAATGCCCCTAATTTCGACGACATGACAAAAGACAATAAAGTAACCACCCGAAGCCGCAAAACGCAGCAGAGCGCAAATAAACAGCCAATACGCGACTTTTTTACGACCTTGTGCCACTCCGACCTCCACGTCGAGTGCGTCAAGGAGTTCAAGTTCCACCCCACGCGCAAGTGGAGGTTCGACTACGCCATCCCCCAATACAAGATAGCCCTTGAAGTCGAGGGCGGAGTTTGGAGCGGAGGACGACACACCTCCCCAAAGGGCTTCTTGAACGACATGGAGAAGTACAACACAGCCACGCTAATGGGTTGGCGAGTTTTCCGCACCATTCCGGACGAATTGCTCACAAACACCACGCTGAGCCTGCTCAGAGAGGCAATGAAGACGGAAATAACCGCCCCCGGAGCGAGTTTGAACGCCCAAGAGTGATTATAATATAAACATTTTAAGTACCTTTGCACTAAAAGAATAAACAACAATTATGGACACCGAAAGAATCAAGCTGACGCAGATTAACATCAACGCAGCGAACCCAAGAACAATCAGCCCGGAGCAACAAGCCAAGCTGGTCAAGAGCCTGCTGGTCTTTCCGGAGATGCTGGAGATCCGTCCCATTGTTATCGACGAGAGCTACACCGCACTCGGAGGCAATATGCGCTACCGAGCGTTGACAGCCATCTCCGAGATGCAACCAGAAGACATAGAGCGCACGCTCAACGACTGCGAGACCTTCGACAAGAAGACAGACGCAGAGAAGACCCTCCTGCTGGAGCATTGGCAGAACTGGCTGCAGCAGCCCACAGCCATCATCGTCCGAGCCGACAAGCTAACAGAAGCCCAGAAGCGAGAGTTCATTATCAAGGACAACGTCGGCTACGGCGAATGGGACACCAAGATGCTCGACGAGGAATGGGACGCAGCAGACCTCGCAGATTGGGGCTACGGCGACTTTGACGAGCAGCCGGAGGAGGGCGAAGCACAGGAGGACGACTTCACCAATGAGGAGGCAGAGAACGCACCCACCAGATGCAACAGCGGCGACGTTTGGCTGCTGGGACGACACAAACTGATGTGCGGAGACTCCACCAAGGAAGACGACGTAGCCAAGCTGATGGGAGGCGCACAGGCA